CTTTTTACTGGTTTCCCAGTTGTTTCATCATAATTGTAGAAAGTCATTTTTATTACCTCAATATTTTCCGGATTTCATCCAGATATGTTTTAGAGTTTTTAGATTTTGCTGGAAAAGGATTTAGCTCGAGAGCCTTCTTTTTACCAAACAATTTAGCTAGTTTTTTAGCTAGTGGTAGAGCAGCCATAACGACACCTCCGGCAGTTAATATTGATCCAATGCCAACGCCTGATTTTTCGACATAAGCCATCAATTTACCAAATTCAGATGTTTCAACGTTATGCTTATTGTGTTCACCTGCTAACCGCAGACTTTCACGAGTTGTATCTACACCTACTTTTGCTGACATAGCATCGTAATACTCACCCTGGGCAGTTTGGTTATAAGCTGCAGCAGTCGCACTATTAGTTTCAGCTTTCACCTTATCATGCTCAGCATTCATGAGTTTTGAAGCTCGAGCACTATTAGCTATATCACCTTTTCCTACAGACGGCGTACCAGAAGAAGTTGCGCCGCCATGTCCGATTCCCGCAGTCGCGGAGAGTATCGGATTTAGACCAGCCTTTTTTAGATCGTCTACCTCCCATTGATGTTTATTCTGCAGCTGCTCACGAATAAAGCCCTGATCTCGGGCCTGTGATTTTTTATTGAAATAAGCCTGAGTTGCACTGGATAAGAAATCCGATGCAAACCCAGTGCCTAAGTTAGTTAATGTATCTAATGCTCCCATATTATCACCCTTAGAAGTGGTCTATCATGCCTGGGGTACCGAAAGTAGGTATTGGACGCGCATGTCTGATATCAAAGAATGAATCAAAAATGAAATGAGGCTCAGACGGTGCATTAATAACACGATCAATCGGCGGGTCTTCCTGAATAAATGTTTTACTCAAGGTTGGTCGAGTTGAAAACTCTTGTGATAGATGCCATGCATCAAGAGGCGTAGCAGATGTAGACATAAATTTACCGCTTATCTGCGATGGTTTGTAACGGTATTCATCATATCGAGGAATATAACCAAATACTTCATCATCACCCGCACTACCATCACAGAATATCTCTTTCGATAGGATAGCCTGATTGCCAAGATGAGCCAGAGTAGGCCAAAAGTAATCATAGCGAGTTGAATGTGATAAATGTCGATTAAGACCTTGTTGGTAGGTTAAATCAGCACGAACAGAAATAATTCCCATCACAATACCATGTTCAACAAATGACTTAGTGAAAGCGTGATTATCACCAACTGTTGAAGAATATGCGGCTAATTTGCCGACAGGTGTAAAAGTATTAGCCACGGGTGTAACGTTAATACGAGTGCTGCCACCACCTAAATATTCAGGACGGTAGGAAGCATCATAAAAGTTAACACCAAAATGATTTTTAACAATTTCAGTATAACGAGTACCGCCCATAGCATCACGTTCTAGTAATCTTTGAACCTGAAACGCTTCGCGAAGATCATTAATAGTTGCTGCAGTCGTACCAGTAAGATCAACTTCAAGAGCAGGATCATTCCACGATAATGTTCCATTAACATCACCGACAGCAGTACCGATGTTGACGCTGAGAGTTGAAGAAGTAGTATTAAGAACTTTATTAGTACCGGTTCCAGAACCATCAAATGTTGGTTGACCAGTACCACTTGCAACTACAGGTGCAGAAGCACCAAGAGGTAAGGTTACAGCATCACCTTTTTGAGGCCAGGGTAAAGCAGAAGTGAAATAGTCAGGACGCTTACCGCGTCGCTGCAGCATGTGCGCAAATGCGTCTACAGGATCGGGGCCATCACCTAGAGGAAATCCAACAGATGATATTAAATTTTGATCTCGATACCATTGATCGTAAATGAAGTTGTAAGCACGTGTTACAAGAGATGCGATATCAACATCGTTTGGTGCTACCCCGTTAGGAATACCAAGATAATTAAGCAGTGCAGCAACACGTCCAGCGTTAGTTGATAAGTCAGCATCAGCACTTGAGGCAGTAGCACCGGACAGAACAGGAATTGTATAGTCGATTGAATCGCCAGGAGCCAATTGTTCACCGCAAAATTTGCGGAAGTTACTCCAGATTAAGCGAGAAGGCACAAAGAAAAATTGACTGTCGAGGTACATGTTATCCATGATCGGAAACAGTGGAGTTGATAAACGAGCCAAAAAGGTCATATCCAATGACATAGTATCGCCCGGCAGCACGAAGTCATGGAAGATAGGAACCAACCATCCGGCATCAAGAGTTGTTTTGTGTGCATATGGCCTACGAAACATTGAACGGGGGGCATTGATTGTAGGTACATTGCCAAAGTTGTGTGACATTACAGATTTCATTTTATAGAACCTCAGTAGTTAAAAAGGGGCCATCCTTGGCCAACATATTACTCGTGTGATTGAGTATCAGCTAAAGATGCAGTGATCTCTTTACCAGTAATCAATCGAGTTACTTCGAACTTTTCGCCTGGGAGATTAATGTCACCAGTAACGTCATAAAAAACACCAACGCAATAAAGTTCATAATCATTGATATGTGGCTTATCCGTGGCCGCCTCTTTGAATACACGTATTGCTGACGGGTCGTTTACTTCAGTAAAAGGATTGTTGTAAACGCATGCAACAGTGTCATAAATTGAATACAATTTTTTCTTCATTATATAGTTCTCTTTAAGTTAGTAAGTTGAGCCTCGCAGATTTTCCTTTTAGAAGACAACCGAGACTCGGTATTGTCCTCTGATTCATACGCCTTAAGCGCACGTCCGGCTTTGATATCATCATACATATCGATATCAATATTCTTTAAATAATTGTCATAGTACCTTGAAGGTCTTACTCTATTACCTCTGACTGTTGTGAAATCTTTGGGGTAAACGTCACTTGAATATCGAGTGATCCAGTCATGTGCAATCCCACGACCACTCCTACCACCGCGAGACATAGAGGAATATTCTGGCAGTACTTCGCAAATCTCGCCAGTAAAAGTATTGATTCTTTCATAATGTTTTAAGCCTGTTTTTGAATCCACCTGATCGGCAAGTGGGCCGTTTATTTTTTTTAGTATGTAGCGTGCACAATAGGCAGCTGATTCAAATGTCACGTGTCCGAGTGTGACGAATCCTCGATCCCAGATTTTCTCCAAAGTAGGAGATGTATAGATAGCCTCACCAGATGGACTATCAAATAAGTATAACCAATCATCAAAATTATGACCAAATATAAGGGCATGATAGTGAGGTCTATTAAATTTTTCACCGTATTCTCCGCACATGTAGAATTTTATTTTTTTAGGTTTTAAGTACTGTCTAAGATTTTTCATAAATAATTGAAAATCTCTTTTTATTAATCCGCAATCCGGCGGTAAGTTTTCAGCATTATATGTCAACGTTATGAAACAGTTTTCACTTCCATGCAATGAGGCCTCGTGTACACATCTTAAAGCCCATTGTCTAGAACGATCTATACGGCATCCGATACACTGACCACAGGGAAGAGTTAATGGCTCACCCCCCTTATGGTCAGAGAACACAATACCCCCGTTCAACGTGCGAAATGCTTTTAATGGGTAGAAGCATGTCATGATCGATAATCCACGAGTGTATTAATTCATTGTCACACCACCAGCTGATGTGAAGTTGTCCAGGGTAACGGACTGAATATACACCGTGCATTAAAGACGAGTCCCGCCACGTTGTGGACGTGGTTTAGTGTTCATGCGGTTAGTTTTGGTATGCTTACTAAAAGATCGTTTAGATTTTTTATTTTGCATTTTTTTACGATTGCTCATTTTGTTCACCTCTCGTTTGTTTTTGAAGAGCTGATGATATCACTCTTTTAGGACAGACAACAAGAATGTTGTCAGTCCGCACAGTTAATATCAAGTGTTAGCTGTGCGGATGTGCATATTGAATGCACAGGGTTACACCCTATTTTAAGTATTCTTGCGCGTATTTCGCGGCTGCAGCGACTAGTCCAAGAAGAAAAAAGGGGCTCTAAAGCCCCTTTTTATTTGATTTCAGCGTTTTATTACGCTGATGTTTCTTCGTTTTGATTTACTACAACGACCTCAATTGGAGGATCAGGAGTAGGTTCTACAGGTGCAGCTGCAAGTCCCAGACGAATCATTTCATCTTTATTGTCAGGATTTTTTACAAAGTCCATAAATTCAGCTGGATCATTGCCAAATTGTCTACGAACCTGAGAAGGGAGAGACTCAAAACTTTTTTGAGCCTTTATCACCATGTTCATTGTTTCCTGAAAATCATTATTCGGATTATCATCATAATGGAGTTCAACTACTTGAGAAGTTTTAGCGATCATATCCATGCCGTGACGTTTGATGATATTGTTAATATCAACCTCACTTTTATGATTTTGTTCCACGAGAATATCATCGTTTGAGCAATCAATGCCGACACGAAAGCTTTTTACTGGTTTCCCAGTTGTTTCATCATAATTGTAGAAAGTCATTTTT